CAACTTGATTGAAACATCTCCTAACGGTTATGTATGGAATGTTAATCCTGTAGCTGTAGATTATTTTAAAGCTCCTGAGCAAAACAAAAGGTTCCGTCATAATGTAAACAAAGTGTTCTTAAGAAGAAATGTTTCTGGTGACACAAAGATTAACTTCAAGACTATAAATACAAAACTTCAAAATTCTAGCAGATAATGAAAAAATGGTTAGATAGATATGACAAAGGCGGACCTACTGGTAAAAAACTATCTCAAGCAGAAATAGCAAACATTAGAAATTTTGTTGCAAATAATGCAGATGTAAATGATATTAATGATCCTAGATATTATATGGGTAGACCACCTGTAAATAAATCTTATAATGTAACCAATAGATTAAGTGCAAGTAACCTTCCAAGATATGTAGATCCTAATGTTAAAAATGATCCATCACTTAAATGGGTTAATGCAGCTGCTATGTTAGGTCCTATAGGAGTTTTTGCTGCTCCTCAAATTGCTGGGGCAGCTAGTGTTATTTCTCCATATTTAACAGCTCCAGCAGTTGTTGCAGGAACTGAATTAGCAGGTGTTACACCAGCTAGTATTGCAGCAGCATATTTTGCACATGAAGGTTATAAGAAATTACCACAAACTCAAGCTTCTGTAGTTAATGCATATAGAAACCCTACAACAAGAAATATAATAAGTGCTACAAATGATGTTGGTTGGAATACAATGGATTTTTTAGGTCTTGGAGAAGCATCAAAACTAGTAGGTGAAATAGCAAATCCTATTTCTAAATTACCAGAATATTATAATAAACTAAAACCTGTTAATTCAATAAACTTTTCTGATTATTTAACTCCAAAAGAAGCAGCTGTTGCAAGAGCACGGAGAATGCTAGCTCAAGAATCTAAATGGAAAGTAAATAATCCTGAAAATCTAAAAGATAAATTTGAAAATATTAGTAATAATTTTGATGAAGTTTATTCATATGAAGTAAATAAAAATCCAAGTGCTCTTGGCACAAATAGTGATAAAGCATATGTTTTTAAAGATAATGGTTTATCTAGTGCAAATCAAGCAAGAATTGCAGCACATGAAACCGGACATTTTTATAGAAATATGCCTGATGAAGCTAATGAATGGAATTCTTTTTTTGACTTTTCAAAACTTAAAAGTTCAACAAGAAAATATTTAGAAGGAAAAAGTTCAGCAGCTGAGCCTATTAATACTGAATCAAAAGCTGAAGGAGTAATTAAATTAGAAAAAGGTGTTCCACATGGAGATGAAATAAGAGAAAGAGCAGCACAATTAAAAGATTATATAGCTAAAAAAAACGGTATACCTTTAGATGAAGATTTTGTAGTTACAGAAAAAGATTTAGATGATGCTATTAAAAATTATGTAAAAGATACAAATTTAGATAATACAATGAGTGAAATGCTTAGCTCTTTAATAGATAAAAAAGGATTTTTAAATGCAATGAATAAAAGACCTCTTGCTATAATCCCAGCAGCCATAAGTGGAAAAGCAATTTATGATAGTTATGCAGAAGGTGGTGAAAGTATGAATCCAGGTTGGTTAGATAGATATGCAAAAGGAGGACCTGCAAATAATTTTACTATGCAGTCTGCACAACAATATATTCCTAGAGTACAGCTGGATAATTTAAGAATACCTGTACAACAAGAACCATTAAGTTTTATGCAGCAATGGCTTAATTCACCTATGCATGAGCAAATGCTTTTAAATAGTCTTACAAAAGATGGATTTTATAATAATCCTGATAGGGTTACAAAAAATCTTACAAATATGAGAAAAAAAGGACTTGGAAAAGCTTTTGTTAAATATTATAATGAAAGACCTGATGGAGTAGGTATAACTACTGGAGGTGATGCAAATAGTAATACACATGAAATACGTATTTTTAATAATAATCCAGATATAGTTAAAGGTATAATAACACATGAAAAATCTCATATATCTGATCTTGGTGGAAGATTAATGCCGTTTAGTGATGTAGAACTTATAAAAAAATATGTTCCTACTATATATGAAACTCCATATTTTAAAAAATATAATCCTAATAATCTTGAAACAATTGAAAATGTGGCTGATTGGGTAAATTACATTAATAAACCAACAGAAACTAGAGCAAGATTAAATGATTTAAGAGAAAGAGCATTTAATAAAAAAGTATATAATCCCCTTAATGAAAAAATAACACCAGCTCAATATAATAAATTATTAAAATTAGAAAGTACTGATAATACAGGTTTTGGCCCTCTTATCCAATTAAAAAGTGTTTATTCAGATGATGAAATAATGAATATGTTAAATACTATTTCAAAAAATGAAAATAGTGATATTACATCTGATAATATGTATACTGCAAAAAATGGTGGTGAAAATATTAATGTAGGCTGGTTAGATAAATATGCAGATGGTGGACAAAAAGATAATAAATTATCTGCTGAAGAAATAAAAAATATTAGTGCTTATACGGATTTTTTAAATGGAGATTCACCTTTTTTAAATAGATTACGTGCTGATAATACATCTAGTTATATTCCTGCTAATAATAATCCTATAAACATAGTTAATACACCGGGGGCTTTATTAAATAGAAAAGGTGATCAAAATGTTTTTAATAGAGGTGCTTCATTTTTAGAATTTCAAAATAGAATGAATGAAGCTAAACCTGTATCATTAAACCCTAGAGTTAGTAAACAAAATGATATTATAAGAAGTCTTCCAACTAATGGTAAAAATTATGCTATTGTTGATAAAAAAGCAGATAGTATATTTTATTTTACTCCTCAAGGTAAAAATATAACTGGTGAACCTGTAATCACAGGAGCAAGTAGAAATGATATAGATAAAGGATTATCTATGGCTGAATGGATGAAACAAACAGGAGATCAAGATCATGAACATTATTTTGAATATTTAAAACAAAATAGTTTACAAACAACACCATCTGGTATATTTCATTTAAACAGTTTACGTACTGATGTTGCTCAAGATCCAAATAGAGCATGGAGATTTATTAATAGTGCATTTAGACCGGATAGAGCAAGAACAGTTTATGAAAATAGGATTAAAGATTACGGACCTAGACAATTAATGTACACTTTTTCAGATGAAAATAATAAACCATCAAGTAAAGCAATACATGGAACTGCCCGTCAACAAAGATTAGATGCTTTTAATAATCCAAATTCAGATAGAGCATTAAGTAATGGGTGTATAAATGTAAATGGTAAATCAATATGTTTTAATGCTTTAACACCAGGAAGTAATTTATATGTACTACCAGAAAAAAGTGATGATTACTTATATCCTCAAAAGAAAATGGATGTTAATAAGTTTAATCCTTTAAATGAATATTATGAAAATGGTGGAGATACAACAGACTATAATTTTCCAGCATGGCAATTAGCAGATCCTATAAGAGCATCATATCATGTAGTTAATCCTAAAAGGTTTCATGGTCCTGATACATATAAGTATCCTAATCATATGACATTTAGTAATGAGTCTATGTATTCTACACCAGAACATATGGGTGGTACATGGACAGAATTAAAAAATGGTAAATGGCAGTTTGAACCATCTCAATGGAATATTCAAAATGCTGGAGGAAAAGAAAACTTTTTAAATTTGTGGAAACAAACAGAAGGTAAACAAGGTAATAAAGTAAAATTTGATTATGGTGGATCTTTTGGTAGTGCATTTGCAGAAGCTAGAAAAGACTTAGGTGCCGGTAAAATATTTACTTGGAATGGTAAACAATATACTACAAACTATGCTGAAGAAACTAACACTGTAGATAATTCTGCATCTGTAAGAAGATATACTGCTCCTATAAGAAAACAGGAACTTGTTGATAATAATGCTGATATGGCAGCCATTGCTGAACAGAGAATGCAATATTATAATCAGCAAAGAAAAGCTGTTCCTCCAATACCTTATCCAGTTCCTGTTAAAGCTAATAACATTCCTGCTAATAAGTCTATTGTAAATAATCCATTTTTAAATTTAGCAGCTCCTGCTCAACCGCAACCTTTTGCTAATTTAACACCATCATATAGTAATCTTACACAGTTTGCTTATAATCCACAAGATAATAAAAACATTCCTGTTAAAGAACAAAATAAAAGAGTTATACCTAGTAATGAAAAAAATGTTAAATTGGATTTTTCTAATATGACATTGTCTCCAGCTGGCTTTATACCAGAAAATCCTCCAGTAAAAGGTGGATCACAATTTCCATTAGAAATGTATATAAATGGTATTAAAAGAAAAATTAATAAGCTTTTTGGAGATGATGAATCATCAGCAAGTAAATTAGATTTAACAAAAGTTAAAGCAAATGTTCCTAGTAAAAATATAGGTTATAAAAAAGTTATAACTCCAGCTGAATTTGAAAACACATATGCAACACCAACAATAACTGGAGATACATTATGGGATGATAAAAATAAAGGTGTATATCATATGCCAATGGTTGTAGATTTAAATCAACAATCATTTGGTTATAGAAATAGAGGTGATGTAAGTGATGTTGAAAGTCCAGGTTATTTGTTTGGTGCTGTAGATGATCCAAACAATCTTAGAAAGTTTATTAATGCAAAAACTACAAAATTAAATCCTGACCAGTTTTATTCTGGTGTAGATCCTAATACTAAAAAAGTTAGAATACAAAAAGGAAAATGGTTTCAAGGTAAAAATATAGATGTATTACCACATCAAGGTTTTGAAAATGTAGTTAGTTTAGCTAAAGATAAACAAAATAAATTTGTATTACAAGATGCTTCTGGTGCAGCAAGAAATTATTGGACCCCTCAATATTTACGTTCAGATAACACTATAAGTGGAGGACCTGGTTTATTAATACATAAAAACCAAAAAGATAAAGGTTATTATGGTAGTATAACAGGAGGTAATGTAATACTTACAACACCTGATTTTAAACATCAGATATATGTATCAGGTAGTGTAAATGATATTAACAATGCTATTGAACAATTTAAAAAAGATACAGGTAGCAAAACAATAAATGCTGTCACTGTAGATAACGGTTCATATGCTAGAAATTATTTAAAAGCAAATAATAAAATGTCATCTGTAGATTGGCAAAGTTTAGATAATAGAAATGAAGCCGGTGGATTAGGTTATTATATGTTACCTGGTAAAAAAGATGGAGGTCAAATACATAACTGGAGAGAGGTAGAAGTTCCTCATAAAAAGAATCAATTATCTGGCTGGTTAGATAAGCTTTAATTGTTTATCCCGGCATTTTTTAGTATATTATATTGTAGCATAAACTTATAAAATGAATAAGCAACAAATTTTAAACATTACAGGTTTAACTGAGAAGGAATTCTACAGTAGATATCCTGATCAAGAATCATTCTGTAATGACTATCCTGAAGCATGTGCACAACTTGCACAGGCTGCTGAAGGTATAGAAGTAACAGGTTCTTTAACTTCTCCTGAAGAAATACAAAAGCTTGGTAAAGCTTATGGTTTTAGAACAGATAGTAATAAGAACTTTCAGCAAGATATGTATAATTATGTTGCTAAAAACAAACCTGAGTTATTTAAAGAATCTATTAGTAAGTTTGGGCCGGCTAATGCTGGCTTAACCAATTATGGATCTGTTCAAGGCTACAGACCAGATGCATATATTGGACCACGTGTTGCTGATATGATGGGAAGATTAGGAACTCCTCAAGCTCCTAGACAACCTCAAGCTCCTAAGTATGTTGAGTATAGTAATGCTAATGTACGTCAACAGTATGATTTTAATAGAGGTATGCAACAAAAATATGTAGGATCTAATGTTGCACCTACACCTATTCCTTCTCAGCCTGCTATGCCTGCTACATTTCCTGGTCAACAACCTGTAGGAGGATATGCTCAAAGAACTGCTCAACAACCTAGTCAACAATATCCAGCACAACCTTTTACTAAAAATCCTGCTGGTGGTTGGAACATAGGTCCTGCTCAAGCTCCTAGTCAGCCAGCAATGCCTGCAAGACAACAAGCTCCAGCACAGGCTGGTCAACCTCAAATGTCTCATATTGGACCTTGGCATACTAATCCTCAAGGAGAGTATACAAGATATTACACCAACACTCAAGGAGATATGAATCCTGGTGTAACTCCTGGAGCTGCACTTGGACAACAAGCTTATGGTGGTATTATGGCTAAAGGTGGAGAACATGGTGGTTTAGATAGATGGTTTGCTGAAAAATGGGTTGATGTAAAAACAGGTAAAGAGTGTGGTAGACAAGAAGGTGAAAAACGTAGAGGTTATCCTGCATGTAGACCTTCTGTAAGAGTGAATGAAGATACACCTAAAACAAGTGGTGAGCTTTCTTCTGCAGAACGTGAGAAGTTTAAAAGATCTAAAACATCTAGCAAACGTATTGGTTATCAACACAGTAGAAAAGAAGAAGGTGGTCTTGTAGAAGACTTTAATGATTATTCATATATACCAGAAAATCAAATGATAATGGCAAGTGGTGGAAATGTACCTACAAATCCATCATTATGGAGCAGAGCTAAAGCTGCAGCTAAAGCAAAATATGATGTTTATCCTTCAGCATATGCAAATGGATTTGCTGCAAAATGGTATAAACAAAAAGGTGGTAGTTGGAGAAAAGCAGAATATGGTATGGAAATACCTATGATGGAAGAAGGCGGTAAACCTGAATGGCTTATAGAAGCTCAACTTAAAGCTCAAGGATATTCAGGAAATGCTTTAGAACAAAAATTAGCTACAATGGCAAATGGTGGTGAACCTAATGGCGGTATGGCTTTAGGACAAATGGCAGCTGTTGTTGATAAGATGAGCAAACTACGTAAGTTTGTTTCTCCTGATCAAAACTTAGATCCATGGATTGCGTCTAAACTTGCTGTTATGGACCATTCTGCAGATGCTATTAGTGATTATATGATGTATAATCCTGAAGCACAAGGTGAAGGTATGGAAGATATGATGGCATATGGTGGTGTGTTTGCTGAAGGTGGTGAACAAGATGAAACACAACAAAGTATTATGGCTGCCTTAAAACAAGGTATGAAGCCACAAGAAATATTAAAAAAGCTTGTTGCTATGGGTTTAACTAAAGAACAAGCTGTTGCATATATTAAATCTGCTGTAGCACATCCTGGATCTCAATATGATAACACTTATGTAAATGAGTCATCTTATAATCAAATGAGTAATGGTGGGGAACCACAAAATGCTGGTTTTCAAGCACTTCCAGATTATGTTCAAGAAAAGATAATGGATAATATGGCAGAGGGTGGTGAGCTTGATATGTATGGTGGAGGCGGATATGTTGTGAAAAGAAGCAGTGCTAGAAAAGGTAAAACACATGTTGTTATAGGACCAGATGGTACTAAGAAATATTTTGGTGATTCTAACTTAGGACAACACCCTAAAGATCCTGAACGTAAAGCAGCATTCTATGCTAGACATAAAACTAATTTAAAGAATAATCCATACTTCAGAGCATATGCTAGAGCAACATGGGAAGAAGGTGGTGAGATAGAAGATCAAGGTGGTGGTATGTTTGCATACGGAGGTATTCATTTAGACCCTGCTAAAAAAGGTACATTCAAAGCACAAGCAACAAGAATGGGTATGAGTGTTCAACAAGCAGCATCTCATATTCTTGCTAATAAAGAAGACTATTCACCTGCTATGGTAAAGAAAGCAAATTTTGCTAAAAACTTTGCTAAAGAAGAAGGTGGTCAAATAGATCAATATAAAAATGGTGGTTATATAGGAATGGATGGTAAATTCCATATGGCTAAAGGTTCTGGCACATTCTCTGGTAATGCATACTATGCAAATGGTGGAGAAGAAGATCCAAACTTAACAGCTCCTTATGATGGTAGCAATCCTAATGCTCCATTGCCTCCGTTTGACCCTAGTGCTTATCAAGCAATGCAATTACCTACAGGATATGTAGGATATAGTAAAAAAGATCCTGCCACTGGTCAATTTGTTCCTATTGATAATGTAAGAAAAGATGATTTATGGAAACATTTATCAGGTAGTCAAAAATGGAATACTGGTCAAACAGCTACACAAAAAGTAGGTAGAGCTATAGGTGATGTAGGTAGTGCTGTGAATTATGGTATAGCTGCAGCTGGTGCATACTCTAATTATTTACAAAATAATGAGAGACAGAATGAATATAATAAGTACATGGAAAACATGGGCACAACTGCTTCATTATATAATCCTAGTGCTGTTGGAACAAGTAGAGGTGATTATTCTGTAACTGGTAGTTCTTATGGTCAATTAAGACCTAATCAAATGGGTAACTTCTCATGGAAAGGTACAACTTCAGGTAAACAATATGGTGCATATGGTGGACAAACAATGTACACTATTGGTGGTGGTGTATTTGATGCATTACTTACAGATACAGATGCTTCATCTCCAGTGGTTTATAATCCTTTAGCAAGTATGCCTTCATTCCGTCAACCTAATGCTGTAGATAACACCTATGTTAATAAACCTGCATATGTTGGTAAACCTAAAAATAATGATGGAGCAGTAAATATAACTTCAGGTACTGATATTGCAACAAAATTAAATAACCCTACAAATATGATTTATCATTCATGGATGTCTAAGTTGGGGGCACAACCTTCAAGTATTAAACAACAAGATGGTGATGGTGTTTTTGCATATTTTCCTGATATTGATACAGCTCTTAAAGCTTATGAAACTCAATTATTTGGAGAAGTGGATGGTGTATTTGATAGTAGATATTATAAACCAAATACCACTATTGATAAAGCATTAAGAACATGGAGTGGTAATGGATATGGTGGAAACATATATCCTGAAATTGCAAACAAAACACTTGCTCAAGTAACACCTGCTGAAAGAAGAGAATTAGCAAAAAGACAAATTAAAAGTGAGTCTGGTGCTATGTATTCTAAACTAAAAAGTAAAGGATATTTTGAAATGGGTGGTAGCTATCAAGAAGGTGGTATTGTAGAAATGTCTGATACAGAGATAAAACAATTCCTTGCAAATGGTGGACAATTAGAATTTTTAGATTAACTTTGAACATCTTATAGATATGAAATATAGAGTAAAAATATTAAAAGCTCCTCAACAAGAAACAGAGGAAATGAAATATGGTGGTCAGCAAGGCTTTGGTCTTGATATTGGATCCCGTAGAATCTACACAGATTATACACCGGATCCATACACTACCGGTATATCAACTAATCTAGAGGCTGTTCCAAGAGATCAAGCTAATATAGAAGCTGAAAAAGGTGAAACTGCTCTTGTCCCTACACAAGATGGGTTAAGACATTTTAACATTGGTGGTAATAAACATGTAGATGGTGGAACTCCTTTGAATGTACCACAAGGAACATTTATATATTCAGACACTAAAAGAATGAAACTTGGCGGCTCTGTATTAGGAATGTTTGGTAAAAGTCCAAACTCTAAAAATAAATATACACCAGCTCAGTTAGCTAAACAGTATGATTTAAATAAATACACCGCTATTCTTAATGATCCTAATGCTGATCCTATAAAGAAAAGAACTGCTGAGCTTATGATTGAAAATAATCAAAATAAGCTTGCCCAATTAGCTTTAGTACAAGAAGGTAAAAAAGGATATCCACAAGGAGTGCCTGCTATAGCAAAAGGATATGTAGAAAAGTTACAATCTAAAATGCAACCAGAACAAGAAGAAATGGAAACTTCTGAAGAACCAGGTATGATGTATGGTGGCATGCATCAATATGGTGGTGGTTTAATGCAGTTTGATCCAGGTGGTTATGTACCTTATGGTGGTAATAAAATAGGAAGTGTATATAAAACAAATTATACACCAGAAGAAATTGCTAGCATTGCAAAAAGAAAAGGATATACTGGAGAAGCAGATAACTTAGCATTACAAAAATGGATTAATAAAACAGGTAAAAATATACCTGAAGATAGTAAAGTTGGTGATTTAACAATGAGTGCTTTAAATTCTCTACCTAATGTAGATGCAAATTTAGAACCAATTAATCCTATCACTAATCCAACAGTTAGTCAACAAAAACCATTTAGTTTTCCAGCTATGGGACCTACGGCATCTTATCCTGGTGATCCTAATGACTATAAAGATAATAGCATAACTCCTGGTACAGCTACTGCTCAAAAGAGTAAAATTAAATATGGCTGGACTAATCCTGATAAGTTAGCTATGGCTAATGAATTATACAACTTAGGTAGCATTAAAAAATATACACCTTGGGCTCCGCCAACACCTAATATGGTAACTGCTGATTATACTTTTTATTCTCCTGAAAGAGCTCTTGCTGAAAATGCAGGACTTGCAGCTGATATGGCTAGAGCAAATGCAATGTTATCTGGACCAGCTAGTAGACTTGCTAATACAAGTTTATATGGTAAAGCAGCTGATTCAGCAGCAAGTATTATAGGTAAGTATGCTGGATTAAACACTAATATTGCTAACACAGCTTCTGAAACAAATGCAACATTAGCAAATAAAGAAATGTTAATGGGCTGGCAACGTGCTAAAGATCTATATGATGCTGGTGTTATTTCTAACCAACAATATGATAATGCAACAAGAGCTGCTAGAGCTGCTGCAGTTAAACAATATGGACAAGGTTGGAATAATGCTTCTACACTATACAATATGAATAGAACAGAAAGTCCTTATTATGCTATTGATCCTGCTACTGGTAAAATGGTATTCCATAGTCCAAGAGCTGAATCTGATTTCTATAGTGGTAAGTTTGGTCAACAACAAGATCCATTAGCAATGTATGATCAATTAAGAAAAACATATGGTGATGAAAGAGCTTTAGAATTATGGAAGACGTTGTATGGTAGATCATCTAGTAGAGATAAAACAACTACAACTACTAAAACAGCAACTGGTACAACCAGAAAGACAAGTTATGATGATGAATAGTAAGTTTAAACTAAATAAGTTTAGTTTCATTTTGTTAAACTTTTAACGTATATTATTAATAGAGACACCAATTTATGGCTACATATTTACAAGGAGTAACAGACACAGGTTTAGAACCTATAGGTGTCAGCCCTAATTTCCCATACATGATGAATGCCTTGCAGAAAGCAACGGCAACATATGATGCTAATTTCAATAAAATAGCAGCAGGATACAGTAGTATTCTAAATGCCCCTATTACTAATACTGAAAGACTTAAACTTAGAGATGAATATTTAAATAAAGCTAAAGAACAAATTAAAAATTTAGCTGGGGCTGATTTATCTATACAAGCTAATGTAGAACAAGCAGATAATGTATATTCTCCATTTTGGCAAGATAAAGGTATGATTGCTGATATTAGTTGGACAAAACAGCAAGACAATGAGATTAGTAAGCAAATGTCAATGTTAAACTCTAATGATCCTAAGGAAAGAGAATTATATTCAAATATTCCTATGGATTTGATGAATTATAATAAGAACAAAGTTAAGAATGCTGATGTTAATGACATGTCTATTTATAACACTCCTGTTATAAAATCTACTCCTTTTTATAATCAAGGTAAAGATTTTATAGAGTGGATAAAAGCTAATAACTATGAAATTAAATCTGTTAGAAACGGTGATGGTTATATAACTACTGTAACTAATGGTCCAGAAACTGTAGGTACATATTATGATTTATTTAGAACTTTTGCTGGTAATAAATATGATCCACAAAATATGCTTACTGGGCAATACCAAACTAATCAAGGTATAAATGCTATTAAGAATGAGTATAAAAGAACTACTGGTCAAGATATAGATGATAAGCAAGCATTAACCATGCTTCCTCAGTTTTATAAAAATCAAACTGTAGAAACATTAAAAAATGCTAATAAGAATATAACAGAAAAGTTAGCTATATATAAAACACAAATGGAAGAAAAGCTTGCTGCTGATGATATGGAAGGTGCACAAGTTATTGCTAACAATGTTAAGTTATTAAGAAGTACATATAAAGAAAATGAAGATCATATAACTGCTTACAATAACCCTAATTCTGAAGAGTATCAAAATATTTTAAAAGGTATTAATAATGATCCTAATACTTATTTTGGCCGTTTATATGCAGATGCAGAAGCTATGAGAGCTGCAAAGGCTGCTGCTAATAAACAAACTTTGGAAATTAAAAAAGATGATGGTTATTGGGAAGCTAAAAAACTTCAGCAAGAATGGGCTATACATACTGATGATAAAGCAATAAAAATTGCTGAAATAAAAAAAGATTATGATTTAGCAGCTATTAAAGGAACAAGTAAAAAAACATTAGGTACTGGAAAAAGTTCTTTAGATAGTGATAATGATGGTACACCAGATGTATTAGAAAATATTGTTCCTACTGTTAATCCATCAAAAATTTCTTATTTATTAGAGGATCCTTTTAATAAGTTTGAAAGTATGATGATGAATATTAAAAATGATGCATTAGCAAATAGTTATAGCACCTTTACAACTAGTTCACCAGCAATGGATAAGATCATTTTATCTAGACAAGCTGATGCTATTTATAGTGCTATTAAAACTAATAATTATAGTAGTGATAATTATAAGCAAGCTTTTAATGCAGTTAAAGAAAATTTAAAAAAGCAAGGAGTTGATGTTTCTAAAATAAACGGACCTTATGCTTTAATGAATGCTGCTTCTAGTAAATATCTTACAGATGCTGCTAACATTATTGATTTAGCTAGCAGACCTGAAAATGCTGGTAATAAAGATTTACAAAAGCAAGCTCAAGATGAACTTAAAAAGTATGTAGATTTACAAAAAGCTCAAACTGAGTTGAATAATGCATATGCTAATGAGCAAGCTTATCAAAAAGAACTTACAAATAATTTAAGTAAAAAACAGTTTGAGAATACAAGTACAGCTTTATATAGATATAAGTTAGGCAATGACTATAAAGTAGTTACGGCTCCTAACTTAATGACAGACTTTAAAATAAATAATGCAACTGCCTCAGCAATACTTGAAGGCAAAGTAGAAGTTAAAGAAGGTTTAAGTCCTGAAGCTGCTAGAGATTTTGCTGAATATAAACAAGAAAATGATGTATCTCCAGCTGAAGCTGCACAATGGTATAATGAAAATAAAGGTTATACATATTTAGTAAAAGAAAATGGTAAATTGCATGATGTAACTGCTGTTATATCTAAACTTAACGGTGTACAAAACGGCTATGAATATAATAAAAACTTAATGGTTGGATTTAAAGACCGTGTTAAGAATGGTAAAGAAACATTAAGCAAAACACTTAATTTCCCTAATCAACAATATTATAAAGATATTGCTGGTCAACAAGGAGTTACTCTTACATATACAGCTGTAGAAAATAAACCTGATGTTGCAGATAATATAGCTAGAGATGCATTTACAGGGCAAAAGATAGAAATGATTAATGATAAAAGAACTATTGTAAATGCTGGTAATAGTGATCAACAAGATGCTGCTAATAGTTTAATAGATCTTATATCTGGTAATCCTACCACTAATTTGGCTACTGTAAACTTATATCCTATTTCTCCTGGTGATCCAAGTAAAAGAGCTATAGGTTTAAAGTATGATTTGACAAAGTTTACTAAAGAACAACTAAAAAATATTACTGTTGAAAACTTACCACAAGGTGGAGAAATTATTATACAATTAAATGCTGATGCAGAAGTAGCTAATTTTCCGAGAATTACAGATAGAGGTTTTTATAATTTGATAGCAAGTACAAATACTGATATATCAAAACCTGCTATTGTACAAGATCCAGTTGAAGAAAAAGCTGGACTTAAATATGCTATGTATAAAAGACAAGATGGAAAAATCATGTTTAATACCGGTGTAAGAATAGCTGTTCTTAATAATGACAAAACATCCTACAGTTATAAATGGATGGATGCTACTGACCCATCTAGAGAATATAACCCTAATGTGTTTTCAGAAATGCCTAATACGGTTAGTATTGATGAATTCATACCTAACATTAGAGCAAACAGTATAGATAATATGGCAACTAACTTCCAAATTATTAATTCTGTGGTTCCTCCTAAAGATGTAACTACCACAATTCCTTTAGATAAAAAAGCTGAATATCGTAGGGTTTTTGAATAATAATTAGTAACTTTGTAATAGACACATACACATTAGATTTTTATGGCTGATAACAATATAACTGTACCTGGAGTTTTTGATAAAATACTTGACACTGGTGCTAATGTACCTGATTTGTCTACTGGCATACAAGGAGTTCCTGACTACCAATATTTTGGTTCAGATTCTTTAAATCTTAGAATGCCTTCTTTTGGTAATTCTATGCCTGCCATATCTAATAACAATCCAGTTGCAGATGGTATTAAAAATATGTTTGCTCAACAACCAAGTTTTAATACTTTAGGTCAATCTACTGAGTTCAATCCTGAACAAGTTAATATAAATAGATATAAAGCTTCTCCTGACTTTTTTAAGTTAGGTGTTAGTTTAACTGATAATAATGAAGAAATTTATGGTCAAAACCAATCTTGGAGTGAGGTTTTAGGTAATGGTATTACCGGAATGAGAAACCTTGCTTACAATGGTTTTGTGGATAATGTAAGAGGTTGGGGACGTTTAACCGATGCATTAATATCATGGGATTGGAGCAAACTGCATGGTGATGCTGCATCTATGATGGAATTGGATAATAACATGAAAAAAATCATGAATGACAATCCAATTTATGCTACAGAAAAAGGAACAGAAACATTTTGGAATAGAGAAACATTTGGTAATTTTTTACAACAATCGGGTTTTACTGTTGGAGCTCTTGCTGAAATAGTTGCTGAACAAGCAATTACAAAAGCTATTGAAGGTGGTTTAGCAATGAGTGGTATTGGAGCAGGTGCTGCAGCTACTATAGAAGCTGCTGAAGATATTAGTACTACAGCTAAAGTTGGTAGACTTGCAAGTTTTTTCAGTAAATCAAAAGAGTTTTTTGATGCTGCTAAAAACTTTAAAGCATTAAAAGCAGCAGGTGATATATGGAAAAGTGAGTCTGCAGTTAAAGCAATCATGAGTGGTGTTGGTGATGTAAGCATGCAAATTGCTAAACGTTTACCAGTTGTAGACTTAGGATTAGAAATGTACAGAGCTGGTAAGGCTGGAGGCACTGCAATGGAATTAACCAAGATTGGTGTTGGTGGAGTAAAAAGATTATTAAGTGAATCAAACTTTGCATTCACTGAAGCAAGAATGGAAGCTGCCGGAACTTACACTGATTTAGTAAATCAAATGAATGCTGACTACTATAATAGAAATGGTCAGTATGCACAAGGATCTGATTTAGAAGCTATTAATCAAAAAGCTATGAAAGCTGCTGATGGTAACTTCAACTTTAATAGTGCTATATTATTTACTTCTAACCGTATAATGTTTAACAACCTTTTCAAAGGAAGTAAAGCAACATCTAAAATGCTTAGTGCATTTGGTGAACAATTAGAAGATGGTAGCATTAAAGTACTTGGTAAAATAAACGGCCGTACAACTGCACAATTATATAAAAGTGCAATAAAAGATTTTGGTCAAATATCAGCTGACTTTGGTAGAACAAAAGCATTAACTGTTGCCGGTAAAAGCATCATGGCTAGTGCATTAAACTTTGAAGTTATAGAAGGTATTCAAGAGTTATTACAAGAAGGTTCAAATGAATACTTTAAGGATTACTACATGGATGCTTATAAAGCAACCTACAATCCATTAATCCAACCTGATAGTGAAAAGAGTTTAGATGAGGCAATAGAGTCTCAAAAAAGTATGCAAGGGTTGAAAACTTTTGCATCTGGTGCTTTAACTGGTATGTTAATACATGGTCCTACCGTATTGGTAACCAAGTCTTTAGAAAAAGCTTCAGATAAAATCACTACATATAGTGATACTAAAAATCTCACTCCTGAAAAGAAAGCTGAGTATTTAAAAAATAAAGCTGAGAGAGAATCTGCAGGAGAAGAGTTTAGAAATAACTTTAATGCCATAGCAAAAGATCCTAGTAAGTTCTTTGGTGAGCATGTTAGAAATTACAATGTTCAAAAAGAAGGTGCTGCAGCATTATCATTAGCAGCTAAGCTTGGAGATAAATTTGCATATGAAAATGTCCGTACAGACATGATGCATAACATATTAATTCAAGCTGTAGCAAACAACACTCATGAAGCTTTAGTTGATACAATGAGATCTTATGGTCAGAATATGACTAAAGAAGAATTTGAACAAGCATTTGTTGGTATGGATTATACAGCAGCTAACAAGAAAACTGCTGAAGATTATGTAGGTAGAGTTGCTGATTCTATTGAATCTTATGTAAATACAAGAGGAAAATTAGTTGCTAAGTATGGTCATATAGCAAATCCAAATAAGTATAAGTTTGGATCAAAAGAATGGCTTGATGAAAGTATTAAGTTTAAAACATTAAACAACTACATTGACATCTTAGCAGGTAATGAATTTAAAGCTGCTGATGCATTAAACCGTAATATTGCTTTATTCCAAAAAGCTGCAGCTAACAAAAACTTAGGTTCATCTTTAGCAGCTGCTTTCCAAATCTTAGGATCTGAAAGAAACATGCAACAAGAAATGGCTGTTCTTAAAGCTGAGTTAGCTAACAAGAAAAGTCAACTTGATGCAGCTACTAATGCAGATGATAAAGCATCTATCCAAAAAGAGATGGATCTTAAACAAGAACAACTTGATGCATTAAACAGTTGGAATGCTAATAAAGAAAATGTTACAGATGGTAACAAACAAGAAACTTTTGAGGCTTTCAAAAAGTATGTTGAAATAAAAAATAGAGAAGCAGGTAAAGATCAGACTATTAATATACAAGATATTGAAGATCATTACCTTGACTTTGTAGATTATATTAAACTTAATGCAAAAGCTCAAGAACACACTGATGCTTTAAACTTCTTAAGTAACCCTGAAAACTTTAAAAATATTCATGACCGTTTACAAAATGGTGCTAAAGATGCATACTTTGAATTATTAAAAGATGCTGGTTATGAGTATGTTAAAAAGAATAGTGTAGATAAAAACAAGCACTTTATCATACAAGCTCATGGTTATTATGCCGTATATTCTCCAGAAGGAAAATTAGTTGGTATATCTGATAATCAAGAAGATGCAAATAAAATAAAGAATGATAGAGATGCAGCATTAGCTGAAAATCCAGATCTTAATAAAAATACTGTTGATATAACTTACACTACTGCTAGTGGTGAAACCAAAACATACCAAGTAAATGAAGGTGATGTTTATGTAGGTAATTTATATAAATCTACAAAATACTCTGGTGTTAAACCTGTCACTTTATTTAATAATGACAGAGTTAAGATTGTTAGTATATCTGATGATGGTAAATCTGTAACTATCAAAGTTAACCAAGAAGAACCTAAAGTTATAGATGCTAATGAGTTAGCTCAAATAATGTTTGAAAACAAATGGAGAAAGTATGAAACATTAAATTCTGATCAAAAGTTATATTTAATATTAAGAAATTCTAAAATAGAATACCGTGTTATTAAAAGAGATGCAAAAGGTAAACTTGTTAAGAATAAAAATGGTAAGTATGAAACTATTGAAGTGACTGGTAGAGTTACTTTAGATAAGAAAACCAAACAAAACTTAATGTTTACATATATTGATCCAGCAAGTGGTAAAATAATAGATGTAGATTATAAACAAAAGCATGTAATTGAAACAACAGAACTTAAAGCTATTCTTAAAGATGAAGAAGAAATTTTAAAAGAACAGGAGAAAAAAATAGCTGAGAAGTTTACAAAACAACAACAGTATTTATCTAATCTTATATCTCAAGTTGAAGCTGAGCTTAATACTATGCAAGCTCAAAGAGATAATAATGAAAAAGAATTTGAGGCTTTACAACAAGAACTTGAAGATTTAAATAATAAAGTGGCTGAGGCTGCTGCATATATACAAGCTAATCCATATGTAAGAGGTAGAAAATCTAATGCTTACAAACAAATGGAAGAGCTTGTTGCTACACTTCCTGCTACTATTGAACAAAAAGAGAAGCAGTTAGAAATGTTAGCAAAAGAAAAAGAAAATCTTTCTAACATATTAGAAGCTTTAAATCAAGCAAGTGAAACTTATTATAGTGGTTTAATTGAATTAGAAGAAACAGAAACACCGTTTTTAGCGGATGAAACTGGAACTCTTTATGGTAATGAGCAAGAACAGCTTGATAATGTTGAGCAAACAAGAATAACTACAAGATTTACAGCTGACCAGTTAACTAAAATGATTGGTGATACAGAGGCTGAGATTGATGCTATAGATGAAAGAGTTAAATACTTAACTTCTCATATAGATAATATAAAGTCTTTATTAAAAACTGTATTAAGCTATAAAGATGTAGTAGATGCATTAATGGATATTACTGACCGTGACATGTTACGTAATCAGTTAAAATTAATGGAAAGTCAATCTTCTGATGATCCTGCTAAAATGCAGCTTATTAAAGCTATCCGTACAGGATTGGCTAAAGGTGAAAAAGGTATTGAAGCACAATATCTTTTAGAGTTAATGAACCGTTATAAAGAGTTTAATAATGAGTTTGAAAATTTGATTAAAGAAAGAGATGTGTTAGCTCCTAAGTTATTCAGACTTAAACAATCATTAGAACAACAAAATGCTGCTGACTCATTAAAAGAAAGAATAGACTTCTTAAAGTTTATTCAAGAAGGTTTAATGAATGAATATAAAAGAGGTAAAACAACTGTTCAACCTACAACAAGTTCAAGTGATGCTGAGCATAATCTATTAACAAATCCATCAGATCAAGAAATTAGTAATGAAGATGGTGTGTTTGACTATGATGTTAAAAAGCCTTTATTAGCTGTTAATAGTTTATATGTAACTACCGGTAAGCACTTTGTTGATGATGCTGATACTCAAGTTAATGAGGAAAGTGGTAATGCAAGATTCTTTAAGTTTTCTCAATCAGTAGACTTAGCTAATTCCAATTATTTCTTTTTACCAATAACTGTAGCTAATGATACTTACGGAATAACAAGATCTGATTTATATGCAGATGATATTAAACTTGTTGCTGTTAAATTACAAGACGGTGTATATAAGTTTGTAGATGAAAATGGTGAAGTATTAGAAAACCCTACAAAAGATAACATGATCTATACTTCTATGAGAGGTAATGATAAAATGTTAGGATCAGATGTAGCAGCCGCAGTTGACTATGTAAAAAGTACATTTACCACAAAAGGATTTACAGATGCTGAAATAGCTCAAGAAATAGCTAAGTATAAAGCATTTAGAGAAGCAATCAAAACTGCTCCTGCAGATAGCCCTATGTACTTACCTATTAAAGGTAAAACTAAAGGTATAGCTGTTATTCTTCCTAAAGATGCTGCAACTGGTCTACCTCAAGAATTATCTTTAGAAGGTAGATTAATTCAACCTGGCACTACGGATTTCATGAATATGAAACACCCTGATGGTCAAAGTATAAGAATATTTATATCTACTGCAAAAAGTGTTAAAATAGGTGTTAAACCTGGCCGTTTAGTAATGATGAAAGCAGACGGTACTGTATTTAGAGTGTTTAACCGTCAAGCTACTGAAGCTGAAAAAGATAACTTTATTGAGCTTTTAAAAATGCTTACAGGTTTATATGGCCGTAAAGCTGATAGTTTATCACGTCAAGAAAAACAAAATTTAAATGACATATTAAGTTATTTAACTGGCTTTACACATTGGACAACTACGGATAGTGAAAGTAAAAGTGCTAATAGATTTTATATTAGTTCTCAAGATGGTATGCTATATAAAGGAAATAAAGGTATTCCATTTACTGTAGCAAGTATAGAAGAAAATAAAGCTGATTTAGTCAGTGGTTTATATCATCAAGTTAATAATAAGTTGTTACTAAGTGATAAACAATTTGTTCAACCTATTGTAAAAAATGGTAAACTTTCTGTAGAAGAATATAAAAACTACAGTGAATATGTATTAAGTGATAAAAATGCTAATGGTAATGACCGTCAGTTAGGCCCTGCTGTAGTGTACACTAATATACCTGTATACACTGCTGATACAACTACTCCACAGTTAAAAAGTGTAAACTTGTTGTATGATAATCCTAATGAGCCGGTTCTTCCTAAAAATATACAAGTTGTTCAAACTCAAGCTGGAACACCAGCATTAACTGTTTCTAATACAGGTTTTGTAGATACAAGTTCAACACCAATACCTTCTACTCCTAGTGCTGGTAATAAATGGGTGATATCTGCAACTCCGGCTCCTGTTAATCCAGAAGCTAATACAAACAACTCTCAGATTCAAAACCCTAATCAGACTGTTGCTCAACAAAATCCTGTGCAACAAAGTACTGTTAACAAATGGGCTATTTTAGCAAATCCTCCAGCTTCAGCAAATACACAAGCTACTGTAGATACTACTCCTGCTCCAGCGGCACCAGTTAATCCAGTAACCGTAGATCCGGTTGCTACTGTAACTCCTGCAGTTGCGGATATATTAGGAATGACACCTTCACAAAAAGCAATGTTATTAACAAGCATGGATCAAAATACTACTTTTGATATTAATGATGTTGATGATATAAATGCTACTGGAGATATTTACTATAGACTACATATTCAAGGTCAAGTAATTAGAACTGAAGAATTTAGTGCATTGAAAGAATGGTTTAATAAAAACCTTCCTAACATACCTGTTAATAAAGTAGCAGAACTTATAGATGGTAAAGCTTGGGGTGCATTTAAAAATGGTGCAGTTTATATATATGAGAATGCTGAAGAAGGAACTGGATTCCATGAAGCATTTGAAGCAGTTTGGAATGCATACTTATTACCTAGTGAACAACAAGATTTAGCTAAAGCTTTCCAAAGTAGACAAGGTGAATTTACTAATCCTTTCACTAATGAAACTAAAGCATATGCTAATGCATCTATGTATGATGTAAGAGAAATGCTAGCTGAAGAGTTCCGTAGCTACATGTTGAATGAGAAAACTGCAGCACCTAAAGAAAGTGCTATTGTTAAATTCTTTAAAGATTTATGGAACTTTATTAAGTCTTTAGTAGGTATGTCTAAAGAAGAAAAACAAACTTCTGAAGATTTAATCAATAAGTTATTTACTAAGATTAATGAGGGTAAATTTGCAAATGCTGTTCAAGTAAGAAACTCTAGTGAGATGGGTACTTACTATAGACAAGTTATCCCAGAAACAACACAAGAGTTTACAAGTTTAGTTACAGAAGGTTTAACTGCATTCTTTTTCCAAAACTTGTTTGCTAATAATAAAAATATAGATTCTTTAGTAGATAAGAATGCTAACACAAATGAGCTTTTGAAAAAGATCTTTATGTTAAGCATGCGTAATTTACATAATAACCTTATGGGTAAAAACTCTATATTCTATAAAGAATATGTATTACCTGAGCAAAACAAAATTGGTAGAGAGTTTACACATGAAGAAATAGCTAGTTTATTTGAATTTTACTTTACTCCACAAAATAGATTTGCTAGCATGTATTCTAGCATTTTCTTAAATCCAGCAGCTGTTTTTTATAACCTTAAACAATCTCTTTCTAAATTTGGTATAGAGTTTAAAGAAAAAATATCTGATGAGGAAGAAGCACTTGTAGAGGATAAAGAAAATATCTTAACAGATAGACTTGGTATTAAGGACAGCATGACAATTGATCCTAAAAAACTTTCTAGTGTTTCATTTAGAATGTTGATAGGTTCATTAACAAATGATGAGTATAATGCTAAAATAACAGCTGAAAACCCAAATCCTATAATCAGTAAGAATAATACAATAGGTGTTCCACAACTAGTTAATTATGAAGCAACTATGAATATGTTGTTAAATGAATTAAATAGCACTGTGTCTAGATATAAGGATGGTGAGTTTGTAGATGCTCTATCTTTAATGATAGAAAAACTTGATAATAAATACTACAATAAAACTACTGGCCGTTATAAAGATAATTATGTTTGGATTGAAAGACTTAAGAAAAGATTAAAAGCAGGTAAGTATGGTGAAAATATAGAATTGAGTAATGATGATATCCGTTCTATGATTGCTTTTGAAAAAAGTTTATCAAACAAGCAAAACATTCCTTTAAAAACCATTATAGATAAAGATGGTGTAATATATGATACCAATCCTATTCAAACAGGTAATGGTAAAAGAGTTCTTGAAGTATGGGAAAATAATGTTATTAAAGATATCCAACCATTAACAACTAAAGGTAAAAATAACTTATTAGGTATTGATGATAAAGGTATGGTTGTTATAGATAAAAATAGCTACCAATATGTAGGAAACCCTAATGATAAAACTCAAGCATTTATATTAACTTCTAACCCTAGTTTTGAACAAAAACTTAATATTTTAGAATTATTAGGTATTAAGTTTACAGCTCCAGCTGCAGAACTTAGACCATATGCAAATGTAATTAATGATAGCTATATTGCTATTATGGAACAATTACAAAGCATTGCTAATCCTATAGTTTCTTTAGATCAAGTATTTAAAACAGACAGAGTTTCTTCTAGAATTAACAAATTAGTTGAAATTGAAGCAGCTTATACATCTGAAGATAATGTATTAATGCACACTAATGCAAAAGGAGAATCACAATATTCTATTACATCTCCTTCAGCAATAACTTATGTATTATCATCATTAAACTCTGCAGCAAATCTTAATGACTTTATTAAATCAAATCCTCAATTTGGTAGAGTGAATACTGATGGTACAGTGGAATTATTCCCTTATCAAGCAGGATCAGAGATATTAAAACTTGGTGGATTAGTATTTGATGCTAAAGGAAACAAAAGAAGTAATATTCAGTATCACTTGATATCTGGTATGGCACATGCTGAAAGTGACGGTAAAAATACAGATGTATTAGAATACCCTGATAGAGTTTCTCAAGAAATACATTATTTACTTAAGAACATTCATTATACAGTTATTAATTCAGATAAGTCTAATGAATTTGGTCTTGGTTATGATAAAGCATTTATAAATTCAAGAATGGTTTCAACATTAATGGATGAAACTACTAATGTTGCTAATGAAGCTTTATTAAATATCTACCGTAACTATTTATTAGATGAGGTAAATGCTGCTATCCGTGAAAAAGAATTACCTAGCAATATTAATTATTACTCTAAAGATGTTGTAAAACTTGGTCATTTTAATGAAATATTAGGTGAGAAGTTGATGCAACAGTTTACTACTAAAGTTCTTGATAGTAAAGCTAAAAAGAAAATGACTGCTGATGCTTTTGTTAATCAAGCTGAAGTTGACATTGCTATAACTAAATACTTAAAAGGTTTAACTAAAGAAACATTAGAAGGTTTAATTGATTTAGATATTCTAGAAAGAGTTCAAGTTGGTGTTGCAGATAATGGTAAACCTACATACCAGTACACTACTAATTCTATTTCACATGAGTTATTAAATAAAGTTTTAGGAATTACTGATGTTGAAAAAATGGATGAGTATGATGCTGAAATAATTGCAGCATATTTAGCAATAAACAAACAAATAGGTGTTGTTGAACAACATAAAATGTTCTATGGTCATCCTGCTTTATATAAAGACTTAGCAAAACGTGCTAATGGTGTAAACTCTACTAAAGATGCAATTGTGGATAACCCAACTGTGATCAAGTGGATGGATGAAAGAATGAAACGTTTTGATGGTAAAGTTAGAAGTAAAGATGATATTCAAACTTTTAATAATGTATCATTCAAAGATGTAACAGCTGTAGCAAAAATGTACAAAGACATTGCTGAAGGTATGTATGCATCATTAAAAAATGATCTATCTAAAGAAGAGGCTGAAAAGAATATTGGAGTTAAATTTGATAGTAAAGGTAAATTCAAAAACTTTATCTTAGATGGTAAGAAATTTACTGGTCAAATTAAAGCATATGTAGAATTAAATGAAGCGGATGGTCAAGGATGGATTATGCCAGACATGTTCCGTGATATGATGTTCTTAAGTAGTAAATTCAGTAAACAACAAGAAAGACAATGGGCTTATGAAATGGCTTATGAGGTTGTTGCTAGAAATAACAAATCTAAAAAAGATGTAGGTTATAGAAAAGCTACTGAAGAAGAGTTAAGCAGATCTAAAGAAATACTTAAACAGGGTAATCCTGGAGTTATATTACAGGTGTTAAAACCTCAATACTTTGGATATGCTGCTAACAATAGCATGATGCAAACTGTATTCTTAAAACACTCGGTTCAACCTAAGTTTTTCCGTCATGTAGAAGGAACTCAGTTTGAAAAAATGTACTTAACTGCACAGAAAAATCAAATAGATATTATTGGTTTTGAATCTGGTGAAAAAGTGGGTGCAATGATTAACTCTAAAGGTGAGTTTACATCATTCTATAATGATGAAGGTAAAATCAATTTACAGGATGATTTATCATTAACTGAAGGAATGTCTATGCAGACTCTTTATACCAGATATTATGGTATTCAAACAGAGCAGTCTTCATTGGCTAAAGATAAAGTGGTAAGAGGTACTCAGGTTACAAAACTTATTATGTCTAATTTCAGAGATGAGAATGGATATACAAGTAAGAAAGCTGAAAGTCTAATTAAGAATTATAATTCTACTTTAGAAGAAATGATTGCTTTAGGTAAAGAAGAGTTATTAGATGAACTTGGAATTACTAAAATGGCTGACGGTAGTTACCTTACTACAGACATTGAAAAAATGATTAAGCTTTTAAGAGCTGAGATGGATAAGAGAGACCTACCTGATAACTTAATTGATTCTATCAATATTAATCAAAACAGAAACGGTTTACTATATAAATTTGATACTTCTGCTAATAGAGATAAGATTGATAATATATTAAGTTCTATTGTAGACAGCCGTGTTATATCTGATAAAATGCACGGTAAAGCAACCGTTCAAGTTGCTAATACAGGATATGAGTTTGCTGGCCGTGAAATGATGTACTTAAATGAGAATGGTGTATATGAATCAGCTACTGATAAAGAGTTAACAGAAGATCAAGAAAAGTCTTTAGTTGCTGCTTCATCAGATCTTAAATTCTATACAGCTGAGAATGGTGGTATATCTAAAATGGAAGTTTACTTACCTTGGTATTTTAATGGTATTACTCCAGAGGAATTAGGATTAAAATTACAGAATGGTGTTTACTTAGTAGGGGATAAGATCAATAAGTCTTTATTAGAAGCTGTTGGTTTCCGTATTCCTACACAAGGTATGAACTCTATTGAGAACATGGTTATAAAAGGTTTCTTACCTACATCAGCTGGTGACATGATTGTTGTACCATCTGAGATTGTTGGAAAGTCTGGATCTGACTTTGATATAGATAAATTGCAGACATACCTTCCTAACTATTATATATTAGGAAAAACAATTAATGTTATTGATCCTAGTTTATCTACAGAAGAAATAACTAAAATTGCTAAAGCATCATATGCTGAAAGTATTAAGTTAAGTGAGCAAGGTAATGAGTTGATAAACAACTTGTTAGCTGATTTGGGAACAGATCCTGAAGAAGAAAAGTATGTTTCTAAGTTTGTTAAAAACTATAAAAAACAAATCTTACAAGATAGATTTAGAACTATCATGTCTGATATTATTTCTCTTCCTGAAAACTTCCGTCAACTTATCACTCCTAATGGAGCTGAAACTTTAAAATCATTGGCTAAAGAAGTTAATGAACTTAAAGGTGTTAAAGATGCTGAGTCTTCAAAAGTAAAATTATCTGAGTTTATACCTATGTCTGAAACCAGAGAAAGATACTTAACTGGTAAAAGAATGGTGGGTATTGCAGCATTACAAACTACATCCCATACAATGTCTCAAATTGCAGGTATTAAACTTAGTGGTAAGTATGATGCTAAAATGTTATACTACTTGTTTGAAAATACTAAACAAAGAGAAGTTGTTATTAGACTTGACCATAATGAAACTGATAAAGGTGAGCTTTACTTATATGCTAAAAAAGGTAAAGATGGCCGCTGGATATCAGAAATGTTATCTGAAGGTCTTACTGGATTTGTGGATGCAGCAAAAGATCCATTTGTATTCTCATTAAATTTAAGCATGAATACAGCAGGAACTTGGTTCTATTTAACTAAACTTGGTGTACCTACTAAAGACATAGCTTACTTGTTTAATCAGCCAGCTATTGATGGTTACTTTAAACTAACAGCTAAGAATAACACTTTTGCTAAACAAACCAATGGAGATAAATCAAATAACATGATGCTTGTTTATAAAGCAATGGACCCTTATTTCCAAGCAGCATTTGGTGTTGATTATTATAATGTTATGTCTAAAAACTTAGATGAAATAAGTAATACAGATAGCTCACAAACTAGAACATTAATTGCATTAAGAAGTGCAAATAAAAAACTTAGAGAAGAGTTAGCAGGTAAAATAGCTAAGTTAAAAGATAAATACTCTAATGTTAGCGGGGATGTAATGAAAGAAGCAATCAAGAATCTTAATACTCCTGGTTACAAAATGACCAAAGAAGATGCTGAATTACAGGTTTCATTATTAACTGATTACTTGGAATATAACACTCAAGCAAGACAATTATCTGAGTTTATAAGTGCTATTGGATATGACAACAGTAAAACAAGAACTATTGTAGAAAATGCAATGCAGTATTACCGTTGGGAAAAAATGTTAGATGGTGGGTTTATTGCTAATCCAGAAAATATTCTTAATGATACTTTTATAGGGGAGATGAAAACCCAAAAAGATGATATGAAGAATGTATTTAAAGATTACTTTATATCCTTATCTGATAAAGCAGCACCTATATTTGAACCTTTATTTGAAAGAATTTCTAATAGAGATGTATTTGCTAGCAAAGATGACCAAGTTAACTTAATTAACCGTTACCAAAATTTTGTAATAAGTTACTTAATTCAGAACATGCCATATATGAAAGATGGTAAAGAAACTGTTTTGAATTCTCAATATAAAAAGTTATTTTTAAATAGTGACTCTTTAGCAAAACAGCTTAAAGCTTTAAAAGAAAGTAGTGATCCTAATATTAGTGAAAACCTAGTAGTTAAAGAATTACTTCCAATATTGGCATATGATACCACTCAAGTGGATAGTATTAAGCTTTTCAAAAATAAAATGGATACATATAAAAATAATGTATTGATTGAGTCTATTGAAAACTTAAACTCTTATGCACAAGCTTCAGGTAATGTTCAGTTACAAAACTTCTTGGAGAACTTAACAATGTTTAGTATATTGCAGTCAGGACTTCAAAGTAATATGATGAATTATTCTAAAGTATTGCCGGCACATATGTATAATGGTTTTGTAAACAACATTCTAAATGTATTTACAAGTTCTACATATACTGTTGATCCTCAATTAGTTTGGAAACAATTCCATCAAAACAATTGGAAAAATGATGATATTGTACCTACAGTTAAATACATTAAAGGTAAAGCTGATAATTTAAATGGTATTATAAAATTATCTACGGACTTTTCAGACAGTCAATATGACTTTGTAAAAAGAACTACAGTAAGACCTGACATGGTAGGTAAAGCTAATGCAGTTAAACGTAAAGAACTTATTAGTTTAGGTCAAGGTTATAAAGTTTTCCAAACTGTATTGTATATGAAAGTAGCTTCTAATGAATTAGAAACTACATACCAAGCTATCAATAAACTTGGTGATGGTTATAAATTTACAGAAACATATAATGTAGATACAGATTCTATTCTTCCACAAAACAACAATGTAGGGTCTATGGGTATTGTAAGTTCTTATATTCCTCAAAGAGAAGAAGCTGCAGCACAACCTACTCCTGTATTAGGTGGACAGAAATTTGCAATAAAAGCAACACCTGCTCAACCTACAGTAAATTTATTTGATAAAGCTGATTCTTTAACTCCTATAGAACAAAATTTTAAAGATGGAGATGAAGGTAGAAAAATGCAACCACAATTTGCAGGTAAATCTACTATGGACCTTATTATTTCAGGAGATAGAACTAGAACAACTAGAGCTAACACTGATGTACAGAGAATGGCTAAAGATTATAATTTATCCAAAATATCAGATCTTGTTGGTAAAGTTATAAGAATGACTGATAAAACAGGAAGACAAGTATATACTAGAATTACAAAAGTTACACCATTTACTCAAGAGTATCAAGATGCTACATGGGAAAAAGAAGGTTGGGAAAAAAGTGTAACAGATTCTTTAGTAGGAAAATATCCTTATGCTATTGAGTTTGAAGTAGTAAATAAACAACCTAAAGAAAAACAAATAGAACTTAAGGGTAAAATTTATAATGCTAGTGAAATAAATGCAGCAATGCTTGAAAAACTCGGATACTCTCCAACAGATATAGGTAAAATTTTAAAACAACTTTGTTAGTATGGCAACTTGTCCAAATATAAATTTAGATTCTTGGAAACAATTAGTAACCTCAAAAGGTGAGGATATGGCATATTATTTATGGGATAAATATGAAGGAAATGTTCCTGAGTCTGAAAGTAATATTTCTGAATTAAATGCTAAAGTTCAAGCATTTTTAGAAGGTATCGGTGTATCTGTTAACACTGTAAATAATATCACTGATGCTTTAGGTAATCCTATAAGTGCAATAGCTAAAGCTGACATGATTAACAAAGTTATTGATGTTGTGCAAGGTAAAGCTGATATAACTACTCTTCCTGAGGAGGCTGCTCACTTCTTTGTAGAAATGCTAGGAGTAGATAGTCCTTTATATAAACAAATGTTAAACTCAATTACAGGGTTTAAGATATATAAAGATACTGTTGACTTATATAAGAATGATAAGCTTTATAGGAATGCTAACGGCACAATTAACTTTGATAAGTTAAAGAAAGAGGCTATGGGTAAACTCATAGCTGAGCATATAATTAAGCAATCTTCAGAAGAAAAACCTGAAAAACTTAATGAGTTGAATAAATGGTGGTCTAAACTTTGGAACTTTATTAAGAATATTTTTGTTAAAGTTGATGATAATAATCCATTTAGAAAAGCGGCATCACAAATTCTTGCTGGTGAAACTACAGGTTTAGATAGTGCTAATCTAACTACTGAGACTTATTTACAAATAGATCCCCGTATAAATAAAATAGAAGAGGATCAGTCTAAACTTGTACTAGATAACAGTATTGATCCTGTTACAAAACAAAAAAGACACATCTATAAGTATGATGGTAAACAAGTTAAGGGATCTGTAACTTCTATTAAAGTGGATGCTTATATGAAAAGCATTTTCCCAACAGATAGAAGAGCTGAAAGACAAAAAGAAATTGACTTGTTAAAAGCAGAATATGGTGATTTAATCCATGAAACTATACAAGATATTATAGATTCTTATGTTGATCCTGCTACACACTTAGTTAGACCGGTTCCAGCTGCATCAAAAAGTAAATATGCTAATGAAGCTTTTTATTCTAAACTTGATGCATATGTTCAAGAACTTATTTCTAATTTCCCAGCAGGGTCTACATTTATGAGAGAAGTTAAGATATATGATCCAGTTCAAGATATGGCTGGTAGTATTGACTTTTTAATTATAGAACCAGATGGAACTGTAAATATCTATGACTGGAAAAGCCAGGAAATAGGCCAATACCAAACTGATGTAAAAACTTACAAAGAGAAAGCTTACCGTATACAATTATCTGAGTATAAGAAAATACTACAAACTATATATGGCTTTGATAAGTTTGGTAAAATGAGAGCTATTCCTATTAAAACTGTATTTAACTATACAGGTAAAGGTCAAGAGAAAGAACTTAGTAGCTTAAAAGAAATTGAAATTGGTAGTGTTGATCCAGCATATATTCCTGGAGACAAAAACTACTTACTTCCTATTACATTAAAAGAAGAGGCTGGTGAAGATGAACAACTTCAAAAGCTTTTAGTTAAACTTGGTGATGTAATGGAACGTCTTGAAGCTAAAAAGTTTAAAGGTGATGAGAAACTTAAAAGAGAAGAGGAGCTTAAGAACTATAGAAATGCCATCAGAGACCTACATTTAAGAGGAGATATTAGAACCTTTATAATGTTAGGTACATATGAAGCTGAAAAGTATAGAAGCTTGATTAATAGTAATACTCTTACTCCTAAAGATGCTCTAGAGTCATTAGCTATTCTTGGTGTGTTTAGTAATACAACATACAACTTTGAAAAGTATATGTTGGATTTAAAAGCACAAATGAAGAATGCTACAACTGATGCTGAAAAAGCAGCAATTCAAAAAGTTATTGATGATTATAACTCTATGAACTCTAATGTAAATAGTATATTAGGTAAGTTAGAAATAGAAGTTAATAACATTGCTAATCAGTTTGCTACTACAGAGGCTGGTATTACTAACATATTAGCAGAAGAAAAAGAAATAAAAGGTGCCACTGCATTATTCACTCAACTTAGTGATTTACCTACAAGAGCTGCTCAAGTATTCAGTAGAGTTTTAAGCCGTGCTCAGAATAAAAGAGATTACTTATATAAAGAATACCATGAGAATATAGTAAAAATTAAAAAAGACTTAGAAAAATGGGCATCTGGTAAAGGTTTATCTGGTATAGATATGTTTAAAGGTATACTAAACATAGATGAGAAAGGTAATTGGACTGGTGATTTCTTAAGTAAATATAAAAAAGAGTTTTATTCTTTAAGAGATAAAGCAATCAAAGAACATGATCTTAAATGGATTGCTGATAACATGGAGTTTGATGATGCAAAATATGAGGCTGATGCAAAGAAAAGATGGGAATTTTATCAGTCAATTGTATATGATGCTGATCCACAAATAAATGCAAACAAACAAGCTCAAGCATTTAATGCATGGGTTGAGAATCATAACATTAATGCTAAGTTAAAAGATGGTGGTATAAATACTACAGCCATCTTTAATAAAAACAATCAGTATTTAAAACCTGATGCTAAATGGGAGAGTGATAAATGGAAGGATTTAAATAAAGCAGAGAATGCTCCATTGCTAGCTGCTTACAATCAGTTCCAAACTTTGATTAGAGACTCTGAAAAAGCAGGTATTTTAGATGATTATTCACCAAGATTTATTCCTAACATGCATGCTACTAAGCTTGATCAGTTAGTTTTTGGTGGTGATTTATTTTCTAAAAAAGGTATTCTTGAATCATTAGAAGTTGCTGATGGTAGAAATTATGCTCCTCAAGTTGACCCATTAACGGGTAAAGTTATGCATAGAATACCTACACATTTTATTAGAGATATAGGTATGGAGAAAGAAGATGGTACGGTTGATTATTCAAATAAAAGCAGAGACTTATTTAAAGTTTTTGATATTTGGGCAGCTCAATTAGCATCTTATGAAGCAATGAGTGATATAGAAGATATTTCACATGTTCTTGTACATGTAGAAAGAAATAAAGGACATCTTGTTACTGATACATTTGGTAATGTAATCAGTGAGGCTGGTGCAATTAAAACTGCTGTTGGTAATGAGAACAATGCTAAAATGCTAGAAAACTTTGTAAATTTCTATTTATATAATGAGTTGAATGGTAAAATGAGTGATACTAAGATTAAAATAGGAAATAAAGAATATTCTGGTAGTAAAGCTTTACAATGGTTTATGAGATTTTTCTCATTAAAAACTTTAGCATTAAATCCAATATCTGGAACAGCTCAGTTTGTAGGTGGTTCGGGTAATGCATTCTTCCAAGCTTCTAAAGGTATATTATTTAATACAAAGGACTGGGCAGAATCTGTTTATCTTATATCTAAAGCAGATAAAAAAACACTTGCTTTATTACATTTTACAGGAGTATTATTAGAGGATACTAAACAGGCAACAGCAAATAAAACTTCTGTATCTAAAATTGTTAATTTTAATACTATAGATAAACTTTACTTTATTCAAAGAGGAGCAGATAGGGCTGTACAGTATCCTGTTGCAGTTGCCCTTATGAAAAATAGTATGGTGGATGAAAATGGTGCCATAGTAGATATTGTTAAGTATGTAAAAGCTAAATATAACTACAATACAGAGTTTTATAGTCTTCCTGAAGCTAAAAGAAAAGAGTTAAAAGATAAGATTGAGGCTGAGGTTACAAAGCTTAAAAAAGAAAAGTCAATATTTGCTACAGCTAAAATTGAGAATGATAAACTTGTTATTCCAGGTGTAGATGTGTTTAGTAAAGATTGGTCTGACTTTAGATCTAAAATTAAAAAGGTTCATAAAAACATCCTTGGTAATAGTACCAGAGATGATATAAACCAAATTAGAACTTCACAGCTTGGTATGGCAATGATGCAATTCCGTTCTTGGATGCCACAAATGGTTAAGGAAAGAACTGGTAAGTTGCGTTATGATAAAGAGACTGACACTTACACATTTGGTAAGGCTAGACTATTCTTTGGTGAAATATTCTCTAAAAGAGGAGTGTATTTAGCTAAATCAATTATCAATTTATCAGGTAATAGTATGATTGAATCTGCTAAACAAAAATATCTTATTGAAAGAGCAGCAGCTTTAGAACAAGGTGAAGAGTTTAATATTACAGAAGGTGAGTTTATTGATATGTATATTGGTAATATCCGTTCTATGATTAAAGAATTATTAGTTATTCTTGGATTTGCTAGCTTATTATTATACATTAAACCGTCAGGAGATGATGATGATGAATATAAAGGATTAAGAAAATATGCATCAAGAGCTGTTGGTAGATTTAATGATGAGTTTAGCTTCTACTATCTTCCTACATCATTTACTGATCTTGTAAATAAACCATTACCTGTAATTGGTCTTGCAAATGATTTTATATACTTTTCAAATAATGTATTTAAAGAAGGTTATGGTTTTGTAACAAATGATGAGGATTTACAAGAAAGAGCACATCCATTAAAATATGCATCTAAGTTAATGCCAATATTAAAAGAAGGAGTGAATATAAGAGCTGTGTTTGATGATGACTTCAGAAAAGATTGGGGTGTAAAAATAGACTAAAAAGTAGAGGGAGCCATAAACTCCCTCTTTTTTATTATCTTATTCTTTTGTACACTGCAAGTTGTATATCTCCAATAAGAAATCCAAAGTGGAAATTGTGGAGTGTTAATTCTTCTGGTTCATAATAACTTTGAAAATATCTGAAGCCTAATAAAGAACTTGCTTTATTGAAAAAGGTCATTGCTAATTCTACGTCTACCATGTTTTTTGTTTTTATAAGTTAAAGTTTTCCTTCATTATCAAAGTTCTTGTACATTAAACTTTCTTGTACTCCACTTTGATTATGGTATTTACTACCTGCTTTTTGATCATATGTCTCTATAATGTTTCCTTGTACAAAGGCAAACTCTACTTGGCATATTTTCATATTAGGGTAGATTCTTATTGGCTGTGTTGCCACTAGCTCTAGTACTAAGCTTCCTTCAAAGCCTGGGTCAATAAAGCCTGCTGTAACATGTACAAACAAACCAAGTCTTCCCAAAGAGCTTTTACCTTCCACTTTAGCACGGATGTTTTTACCAACACCTATTCTTTCATTTACAGCATATAAATATACTTTTCCTGGTTCTAGTACGTAACCTTCTTCAGGGATTGTTAATGATTCAACAGGGTTAGGTTGTCTTACATCTAATACATCAGATTGATATATTTTAAAGTCTGGGTGTAGTGTTAAATCCACACTGCATGGATTCAAATATTCCTTATTAAAAGGTTCTATAATAATTCTTTTCTGTTTTAATTCTTCAAGAATGTAGCTGTCTGATAATATCATAAATTAAATTTAAAAAAAAAGGCTGAGCATTACACCCAGCCCTTTAATCACTATGAACAATTAACCGAATATTCTTTTGTACCAAGGTTTGTTGTTACATGCTCGGTAGTTCTCAATTGTTTTGTTCAAGTAGGCAATATCATTGTTTGCCATCTTCAACATAAATTCTGCAGACTTTAACTTTTCAGTTAACTCTTTTACTTCTTGTCTGCATTGTTCTAATTCACCTTTAACTGGACCTGGCTTTTGAGTTTTATACTCAATACCATGTTTTTTAAGGTTGTTCCATACAGTACCCTTAGATACTTTTAAAATCTTTGCAAGGTCATATAAACCTGCATCAGGATTTTCTAATAAGGTTTTTTCTAAAAGTTCTTTAGAAAGGTTTGTCCTTTTACCTTCTTCTTTCATTTGTGGTTTTTTTTCTGCTTTTGCCATAATGTATATTTATTGTTCAAAGATAAGAAATGATATATTAAATACCAAATTTTTGTTTAAATATTTTTACACTGTTTATTAAATTTTCTAATGTTCCGTCATTCTGAATCTCATAGTCAAATTTCCACTGATTTAAACCAGTCTCACTAGGGTGGTCATTTACGGGTCCAATGCCTGGTCTTGTTACTCTAATTATAATTCCATCAGCATCTTTAATAGCTTGAGCTTCATTAGGAAATCTGGTGTCTGTAATGATCCAGTTGTCACAATCCCATCCGTTAGGAGCACGGTCAGCCGGTACACATTTATAATCAGCCATAAGAGCATTAACCCATGTGTTAGTATGTAAACCATCACGTAAACCTTCTGTGCCTAGTTTTTGTAGAAAATCTCTTACAGACATAGGATTATTTATACGGTCATTCCATTGTTTACCAAGATTGGTCTTTTTAAACTCTTGATCTTCAAACTTTTCTACAGGAATTCCTGTTAGTAGTTCTGCAACCTGCTTGAGTTTACCTGCCCATTTCTTAATTTCCCAATGTGAATCTTTGTCAATTTGTTGTAAGATAGTGCCGACAGTATCTTTTCCACTGCCGGCATATCCGTTGATTCCAATTATCATATATGTTTACAATTTTTAGGTGGAGGTATATGACCATCCTCAAAAGGAATAGAGTCATTCTTCCAGTTAGTAATATCAAAGTCTTTGAAGAATTTTCTTCTAAGAACAAATTCATCCTTTTCTAAAAAGCCTTTGGTTTTATAAGCTTCTGTAGATGTTAAATGATAGCTTATACAGTGTTCACAAAAGTAAGCTCTTTTCTGTGAAGACTTACCTGTATAGTTGTTTCCTGTTGTGCTATTCATACCTTTTATATAATCCATGGCTATTTTAGCCTCTCCTCTGGTTTTGAACATTGTTTTACCAGTGGCATTACATTTGTTCCTCTTCATCTTTAGGTGGATAATGTATGTTTAAATAATCATTTATTATATCTGCAATAGGTTCAAGATGTTCTTCAGGTATTCTAAGAGCTTGGTCTATAAAATAAACTCTTGAGATCATATCATCTGACTTGTCATCTAGGTCTTCCATCACAGCTTTTTTGACTTCAGGGTCAGGATGAAGATTGATTATATCTTCTATCCCGGCCTTTAGTCTATTTACCACAGAATTAAGTCTGTGTTTATCATTTCCTTTAAATTTTATATATGCATTAGCAATTTCCATTCTAATCTGCATATTCTTTATATTAACCAACATAAATTTTATGAGGTTTCCAATGTCATCTTTCTTGTTGTTCATAGTTAAAATAATTCACCTTGTATTAAACCTCTACTTACTTTGTTATTTATGTTATTTATCTCTTTATAGATACCTTCTAAATAATAAGCTTTGTCAATATTTAATTCATCAAATGGTATGTTTTCAATTTGTGACATATCATTGCAGATAGTTTGTCTCCATCTGCCCGCTTCTGTCTGTATTTCTCTTCCATCAGGATGAACTTTAACCATCTTGGTCCCTGTAGTACTTACATAATACCTGTTAAGCTTTTGAAGATTTGTAATGCAAACTTCACCTTCTTTCATTTCTTGAGTTTGGAAAGTCCATTCACCTTTTGCTTTAACAGCACCACAATAATCCATAAAGTCTTGATTCTGGTCCAGATAGTCTTCTGGCTTAATATCATTTACAAAATAGTTATATATGGCTTTTGGTATAATAAGAAAGCTTTTATTCTTGTGTAATGCTAAACCACTGAATTCAAAGAAACCTTTGCATTTAGTCTTGCCATTTTTGTATACAGCAATATAGTTATTTACATCTCTAAGAATAAGTCTCTTATACTCATCATGTTCTAGAGCTAGGTTAGTTAGTATTTCCCAATCAGAACAGATTGTATAATACAAATCTTTCTTGTTCTCGGGAATCATCATTTCCAAACCATCAGTATTTTGCATCAAAGGTACAGCTTCAGGAATACCCTCGGCTAACATCTCATACAACATGCTTAATAGCAATTGACCGTTGATAGTAATCTGCATAGTAAACATAGGATCATATAAGAAGCTATTAGCATCATTACTCAAACCATATGTAGAATTAAGAATAATCTTGTACACATAGTTTCTAGGGTCAGACTTTGGTATTAGTTTTCTCTCATTAAAGAACCACTCATATAATTCTAAGAAATCTTTTTTAGGAAGATGAGCAGGAGCAAATCCGTTTTTGATAGCAAGATTAGGATAAAAACTTACAACATCTGAAGTCATAATGGTCCATCCTGGCTTTGCTTCATAGATACCAGCTTCTCTTGCACCATGGATGCCGCCCAAACCGTAATCAGTTTTTACACCTTTGTATTTAATACTATAGTTTAGGGCCCCTTTAGTTTCTGTGATCACCTTTGATTTAAAATATTCATGGACCTGTTTGAAATATTCAGTGTTGAATTTTACATAAGGAAGAATACAATCTTTTAAAATGATCTCAGATCTTGGAGTTCTAAGTTCTCTAAGTTCTTTCTTGTCCCATCCTAACTTTTCACAAAGGAAATGGGCAAATAGTTCTTTAGAGATTCTTGGCTCAGATGCAGAATAAAGATTAATACCATATTCATTTGTAAGATCTTTTCTAAGATTAACTTGGTCCTTACATAAGAATAGTATTTGCTTGGTACTTTCTACATCATTAATACAATAAGATACTATCTCATCTATCTGAGCTTGTGTAGTAATTTCTGTAGTGTGATGGATAGGCATCTCCTTTACATTATTCCAGTCCATAGAATACTGTATCCATTTTAAGCTAGATGACTTAGCAGGATTATCCCAATGATTAAGTTTGAATAAATCTATTTGTTGGATTTGCATCTTCCATAAAGGATAGTCACTAAACTCCTTTCTATTAGCTTTTTCAATTGTCTTCTGAGCATAGGCAGACATCTCTCTAGCAAATTGCTCACCGGTCATACCAATAAATTTTACTTTATTGTGTAATACATAGTGAGATATTTGAGCATCAAATGCTATACCATTAAAGGAAATGTGCCATTGGTTGTATTGGATACACTGCTCTAGGAAGTTAATATAAGCTATTACATTATTGTGTAATCTAGAACAAATAAAGATTTTGGTATGTTTGGTGGTATAGTGTTGGAACACTGCTATGAAACAATTAGAAAGGGTCTCATAGTCCATTACCCAATGTGTGGGCTTTGTAGTTTTGTTGTTCATGGTTATATATGTTCAGTTAAGCTGTCCCCCCGAAATTAAGAAAGAGGGTTTTTACACCCTCAATCTTGGTTGGTTTATATTAAAGGAATTTCTTCCAATCAAAGTCTGCATTAATTGCAAACATATTGATGAATGTTTCAATGTCAGATGTGTTGTCAATATAATACTCATAGAAGTTTTCCATGATTTTTCTTTCTTGGGCATATGCCATACCAGTTGTAGTTCTGATTTCTACTGGTCTTCCTTTGTCATCTAACTTAGGGACCATTCTATAGGCCTGTTTCTTTTCTTTACCTACTACGGCAAGTACTTTATTTTCAGGATCATAAATAACTTCATTGTACGGACAATCCACACTTGAAGGCATCATTTTAAAAGTTGGTTTATCTCCCAACTCAGTTTTCCAGATGCTAGAAAACATTAGCATAGTTTTAGCTGCCATGATTATAGTTTATTTTACAAATTTAAATTAATTCTAGTTCTTGTTCTTCAATATTTATACACTCTTTATCAACATTATACAAGTCACAAAGTTCTTGCACCTCATCTAATATAGAAACTGGTACATCTAATAGCTTAGCATAGTCATCTCTATAGTATTCAGGAAACAAAAATGACCTCATGTAAGTGTATTCCAAAGTGTAATGACCGTAATATTCTTTTATCTTAACCTTAGCTAAGTTACTGAACTCAGAATATTTACCTTTTAGAAACTTGTTCCAGTCACCAGCATGTTTCTTTAAATTAAAGATGTACAGTTTGCTTGTCATGGGACCCGGTATAGTTTCTAAATAGTAAGGATTGTTTATAAGATAGGCTTGTTCAAAAGCTTTGAATTCTTTAGAATCAGTGTCTTCAAATAAACATATAAGTTTTTTATCCTTAGGTTTAATTACCAAACCACTATGATGTTTCATACAGATGTATGTTTGCATAGGTTGAGCATAAGCACCCTTTGCTATACCCAATAAAGGGTATAGAAAGGATTTAGACTTTTGGAAATATCTTGTATAAAGTGATGTAAGTTGCATTATAATACTACTTTTTTAGTACAGAAATCATATGGAAGATTGAACTTGTTGTTAGACAAGTGATAGTCAGCTATCTTAAATGAATCATCAAGCTTCATAAGCCAAGCATTGCTGGTGTATTGACTAACCGGGAATGCATAAGCTTGTAGGTTTTTATCTATAACAATAAAATGGAACTGCATGTTGTAATCAGGATACTTATCTTTGATAAAGTTACCATATACAATAGCAGAATACATTGCTGCTTGCATCCAATAAGAATAGTAATCTATAGATTCTCTGAAGTCTTTGAGCTCTTTGCTTGTAGTCTTAAGGTCATTAATAAATATTACTTTCTTTTCATGGTCAATAACTAAGTTATCTATGATACCTTTTATACCTTTGAATGCGTGGTTTTCCATAGTGTATGAAAACTCCTGTTCATTATAAACTTCTACATTGTCAAAATCTGTAGGAGCTAATGCCATAAGTTTAGACATCTCAGGGTCATCCTTAATGATATCTGCAGCTTGGATACAATAGTTAAGTGTTGCCGTATCAATTATTTCTTTACCTTCTTTTTCCATAAGAAAGCTCCAATAATTTAAAGCTTCACTTGTAATAACCTTTGCAACTCTTTGATCATCAGTCTTTAATGATTGATGAAGGTTGATATCTTTAAGAACATCTATTATTGCATCAGCATATTCTTCTAGTTGTGTACGGGCATCCCCATGCTTAACTAATTCTAAATGGTGTGAAAACACACGGTCCACTACATTCTTAATACTGTCTCCTGGAAGAGATGTAGGAGATGTAATGTAATTTTTGTTTATACTTTCCGGATCTAACAATAATGCATGTATAAGTTTACCATTCAATAAGAATGATGAAGTTTTCTCTTCTCTTATACCCATTACATATATTTGATAGAATGCAGCCGGGCTCCATAGTAATTTATTTAAACTGCTATAAGAAAGATAGAAATCTTTCTCTTGGAATGCTTTCTCAGCAGCTAGCATAGACTCTTCAAGTAATTGGTCCATCATAACTATAAATGTTTTTTAATTTGTGTTTCTAAATCTCTCTTATTAGTAAGACCTATAATTCTTTCTACCTCATCTTCATCTTTTAAAAAGATAATGGTTGGTACTGATCTTATAGAATACATGCTTACTAATTCAGGACTTTCATCTACATTATATGAATGCACCTCAAAATCTTCTGAAGTGTATTCTTTTTTTATACTTTCAATGATAGGTTCTATCATTTTGCATGGACCACACCAAGGTGCTCCAAATTTTAGCATCTTTACCATATACCTTGCTGTTTTAAAAATTGTGCAATCTTTTCTGCTGTAGCAGGATCTTTAGTCAATGCCTCAAGTTGCTCTAAGAAATCATACACTTGTTTGTCATCATTCTTTTCATTAGCATTCTCCATAGCATTTGCTATACGTTTGAGTTGATTACCTATATCAGGTAGTGTATGCTCTATTAATTTCTTACCCATTAATGTTTCATGTAATTCTGCCATAATAATTATTTTTATTTTTGTGGTATATCTTCATACCAAATCTGAGCTGTATGAATGTCTTCTGCTGTTTCAGCACTGAAACAATCTATAACTACTCCTAATTCATCATCTGTTTGATTAATACATATATCAAGTTTTCCAACTCTCACATATATTTTGCCATCTTCAGGCATAGCTGCAGCAAACATCTTGTCATCTACAGTAATTTCAAAAGGTATGTATGCCATGTCTATTTAATTTTTTCATTTTGGGTCTTGATATTGTGACAGCCCTCACAAAGAACTTGTAGGTTATCTACTTCACAAAATAATCTTTCTACAAAAGCAGGTAGGTCATTAGCATTTCTCAATGTACCTGCAGGAACTATATGGTCCACATTAATTTGTTTATCAGGAAACCATTTACTACAATGATTACACTGGTATTCAAACTTCTGTCTTTTGTTAGGACCTTTATATACTCTTTTGGCATTAGCTTTACATTCAGCAATAGGTTTCCACCATCTTGACTTCTGTCTTAATGCACTTCTTATGAAGCTCCAGAAAGCACTTTCAGTCATGGTGCCGGAGTTTCTAGTTTTAGGTGCTGCACCTTTTCTAGGTTTTGCTGTTTTCTTTTTAACTGCCATACTACAAAGTTATGAATTCTTTTCTAATATTGGAACGTTGCTCAACATTGGAATTAATTTCACTTTAACTTTATCCACACCATGTTCTTTTATAGAGTCACTAATATCCTTACTCATTGTTAAGAGTATAGGAGTGAAACCATATTGATCACGGTATTTTTTCATAGCTGCTATGCCGGCATCATCATTATCCAACATTACTGAGATGTAAGAATACTTCTTAATAAGTTCTTTCATCTTTTCTTTTGGGATCATTGTGTTCTCACTATCAGGAGCAACTGTGTCAACTTTTAATCCAAGACTCTTCAAAGATAAAATATCCTTAAGACTGCTTGTAATAACTAAATGATTGTGACCTGCAAGTTGATCAGAACCTTGTATATAATCTGTAACCTTTATGAACTTTTTCTTTTGTACTTTAGGTTGATAGATTTTATATAAGGTGCCGTCCTTTTTGTAATAACCATAGATGTGGTCCCCGGAAATAACTAGCTCATCCACTACACCGTTCTCATCTGTCTTACTTAGTGTATAAGAATCTAATGGACAGATATAGTGGGAGTTTAAAAGCTTTGTACCAATATTAAATTGGGTCCAGAAATATTGGTCTTTAGTATTCCAATTTCTTATCTCAGAACTTATCACTTTATATTTAGAATGCTGCTTAAATTCTTCTACATCATAGCTACCATTATTGTGTAATGTATACTCATTATAGTCAGCTACAATCTTTCTAGCAGCATCTTTAAAGTCAAGTTTAAATATTTCTTTTACCAGGTCTACACAGGATCCCTGTTTACCAGTTGAAAAATCTTTGAACTTATACTTACCAGTGCCTCTATGTAAATAAACACACATACTAGGAGTTTTCTCCTTAGGATTAAAAACACTTTTAAGTTTTACATCCTGCCCGGTTAGTTTTTCAGATAGTTTGCAATAATGTTGAAACACCCAGGTTTCTGGTACAGCTTTATAATCATTTACCAAATATTTAGTGGATAGCATGACCATTAAATTTTTAAGATAAAAATAGGGGAGATGATATATCCCCCCTTATCTTTACAAGATTATAAATTAGAATTCAAAATCACTGTTGCCTTCTGGTTCAAAGTCACTTACAGTTTCTGCTGCTTTCTTTTTCTCAGCAACTAAATGTTCTGACTCATCAAATTCAACTACATTGTCTGCATGGTCAATGTCAGCAAATGCATATTTCTTATTTTTAGATTTAACTAAATGTAAGTCATATTTAGTATAACCATTTTTATCAGTATATGCTCTACCACCTAAACATAAGTATAAGTAACCTGCTTCACTGTCAGTTAAAATAACTTTTGCTTTTGCTACAAAATCTTCAATAGTATCAGCAGTGATGCTGTCTAATTGCTCACTTAATCCTAAAGACTTTGCAATAGCTGCTAAGCTTCTTAAGATGTTTTGATCACGGTTAATAACTATACCTGAAGGTAATGTTTTATCCTCAAAAGCATATTGAGAATATTTCACTCTACCAATTTGACCTTGGAATCTTCCTTTAGATTGGTCATCTTTATCAATAAAAAATCCTTCAAAGTCACCACCCATTGGAGCTGATTCTAAAGATAATACTAAATGATAAGAATCTGCATTGAATCCTGGAGTTAACTGGATGTCATAAATGCGGGCAGTGATGTTACCTGGGTATAAAGTTTTACTTACTTTACTTTCTGTTTTAATGTTCTTAGTACTTAAAGACATGATTTCTGTTTTTATTAGGTTAATTAATTTTCATAGTTTAATATTGCTTCTCTTACAAGTTGCAAGTCATTTGGAATAGCTGGTTCAGCAAACATTCCTTTAGGTGATTTACATGTATTGTCACCTGAGTTTACAGTTTCAAATACATAAGAGATAACACCGTCTTTATCTTTTTTCACTTTACCAAATAGTACAACGGTGAATAAACCTTCCAAAGTTAGCTTCTCATCAACCATTTTACCAATAGTTTTAGCTTTATATTTCTTTCTACCTTCAATATCAGTACCTTCCTCAACATGAGTTAGATAGAATACCATCAAATCTTCTCTCAAAGATAAAGGAAGTTTTGATATTCTAGCCAATGCGGCACCAATTTGTGTAAATTTTTCAAAACCTTTCTCATCTGATCTATCAAAGAACTCAAATGAAGACATGTATTGAAAGTCATCCACTACAATATTTTTAATTTCAGGTCTTTTCTCAGATACATATTTCAAACAAGCCTCAATTTGTTTGTGGTTTGCTGACATGTACATGTTACCATCTGGATTTTCTTTAGACCAAATAGTATATTTTGATTTCCAACCTTTGAATGGTAATGCTTTACCACTAATATTTATAATAAATGTTTCTTTTGGGTCCAGGTTTTCTATAGATGTACTCTTACCTGAACCAGATTCTGCAATTACAAGAATGCCTTGTGCCATGTTACTTAGATTTTTTAGCTGATTCAATATTTGTTTTTCTTATAAGATCATTTAACCACTGCTTATCTGAAACAGGTAGTCTCCACTCAATGGCACAATGATCCTTCATTGTCATTTTACTCATTGGAGCATCTTTAGGCTCGGGACTGTCTTCTTCATCCATTTCAAATGGAGGTTTTTCATCAAGAACGGTATAGTCAGAAGTAGCTGTGGACTTAAGAGCTAAGGAAGTCAAATTGATCTCTTCTAGTTCTTCTATCGGTACAAACCATCTGTCATAAGTTTCCTCAGACTTCTTGTAATACTCATTCAAATAATCTGGATTACCTTTCAATCTATACAATGATCTCTTTTCAGGATCAAGTGGATTGTAAAAGTTATCCGTTAGTTCTGTAAAAAAGTTTTCTGCCGTTAATTCTTTCTCATACAAAGAAATGTAAAGGCCGTCTTTCCATTTGAAAGCTGCTTTAGGATAGAAATAAGGATTAGATATTCCTAACATTTCAAATGCTAGTGAATGATTAGCTCTCATTTCCTCCACAATCAACTTTCTTTCTTCCGTTGATGGTCTTTGTGTAAGCAAAGGTTTCTTTTCAGCAACCGTACTCTTCTTACCAATTGACCTAGTGCTTAAAGCCATGTTTTAAGGTTTAGTGGATAATACTTGTTTTTTGGCTGATCCAAATGCTGGTGCTGCTCCCTCTTTAACTTCAAAATGCTTAAGGTCTTGATCAAACAAAAGCATGCACTGCTCACCGTAACGGTTCTTGATAAGATGGAAAACCATCATACCATTGTGCACTTTAAGTTTTTCTGGACCATACTGTGATATTCCAAGAACGTCAGGTCTGTTCATTGCAATAGTTACATCAGCATTTTGCATGAGGGCATCAGCTCCAAAGATATCAGATGCCGTAGGATAGTTCCCAACTACCCCATTTTCTTTTCTTTTTGGGTCTTCAATTGTCCTATTCATTTGTGATAGGATTATATACATGCTATCTGGAATTCTTTTCTTCAGATAGACAAGCTCTGTAGAAAGAGCATACAAAGTATCTATTTGACTTTGTTCATCTGTACTTCTTTTAGTTAGTACAGAGTGGTCAATAGTTACAATGATAGGTTTTTTTACAGCTTGGTAGAACTTAATAACTTCTTTACGGAAATCCGTAGCTGTTAATGGATCTGTAACATAGTAAATGTCATCATTCTTTCTAGCTTCATGATACTTCTGGATATTATCCATGTCTTGCTGACTCAGATAAGTTCCAGGTTTTGCACTAAATAGTTGAGCCATTTCCATGTTCATTGGTTTTGTAAGTTCTCTGGCACCAATTGACCTGTCACTCATTTCAAATTGAAAGTTCAGAATAGCAAAGTCCTGGTCAGGGTTATTATAATGTGCATAGTTAGTTATTTGTGAAACTACAGCGGTCTTACCAGTGCCGGGTCTACCAGCAATTACATAAACACCACCCCATTCCAGTCCATCTAACATAACACCATTAAGTTTGGCCCAAGGAGTTTTAATGGATCTGATCAAACCGTGTTTTCTCTTGTTAATATAACTAAGAGTTTCTTTACGGATCTCAGAAACATGCCTCCATTTAGGAGCTTGTTGTGGGTTAGGACTTTGTTGTTGTGTACTCATTCTTTAATTTGTTGCTAAATTATTAGCGGGTCTACAAAGATACAACCTGACATGCAAATAAGCAAGTTTTTTCTAAGATATTTTATACATTTGTACATCACTCTCATTATCACTTGCATCATCTCCATTCTGGATTCTTTCTATATACTCCAGTATGGTATAGTTATTTACTCCAGCTTTTTGTACCATAATAAAATTGGAGGCTTTCATCGTGTACTTCTCTTCTACTATCTCAGATAGATAAAGGTCCGTAGCACTTTGTATAGTTGGCCAGTCCAGGCCGGGATTCATATAAAACAACTTTGCAAATTTCTCACTCACCTCTGCAATAGTTGCTTTTTTCATTTTGGGAAACTTATTCCTGTAAGTAGCAATCTCAGTAAGATATTCTTCCCCGAGCAGGTTAGTGCTAACATTGGGCTTTGTCTTTCTATACAAAGCATCCAATGCACTTAGCACTTCTTCTCCTCTTTTGGTAACCTTATTGTCTTCAGTTAACATATTCATAGCTTTTAGCATGACTATGTCTCCTTTTACAACAGTACCGGAAAGAATATTAAATGTAACATTGTTACTAAAGCAATACAGGATGTAATGCTGATTGGGAGTTATCCCACTTTTCTTTAACTGAGTGTAATAATGCAAACTCATCTCCGTGGTTTTTTACTAAGTCATAAATAATATTATCATAAACACTGATAAAGATAGGGTCAGTTGCAAGTAGGTTACTGGCAGTTCTAACTGAATGAATAACAGTTGTATGATCACGGTTTCCTAGCTTTTCCCCAATAGGTTTAAGATTATATCCTTGTTTTTTAGCAATATAACAGAATATTTGTCTTAGCATGACAACTTCTCTGTATCTATAGCCAGATTCAAGGGTCCAACCATTGGTTTTAAACTTTTCAGGCAGGTGACTATCAACAATCTCTTTAAGATCATCTAAGCTTAGTACTTTCTGTACAACTTTTTCTTCTTCTCTGTTTATAATAACAGTAGGCATAAAGCCCACTTTATCATAAAAATTTTGCTGGAATTCATCTACCAGTTTTTTGATAAGCTTTTCTTCATATTCTTTTGGATCCATAAGGTGTTAATTTTAAAATTTAGTTGGTGAGTAGAGTAAAATGTGGTATATTATTATGTAGATACTATATTATTTTTTATTCTTAAATATTTTAATTATGGCAGTAACATTAGCTTATTATGCTCATACAGATGAATCTGGTTTCCCGATTCCATCTACAATGATGGGTTTTAAAGCAGAACCTACAAGTTATAACAACTTAGTATTGTTACCAACTACACAAATGACTGTAGGTGGTGGAACAAGAGTTTATCAACCAGAAGGTTTACGTTATTTTTACCGTTTAAACAAAGCTGGTAAAATTCAACCTAACAGCTTGATTATCAGCAAGAAAAGACCAGCTGGTAACGTATTAGAGTATATTAAAGTAATATAAGTTTATTTTAACATATGTCTAAGATGTCTACTACTAATGAAAGTAAGATGCTTGATATGATTAAGATATGGTTATTTCCATCTCTTATATCTGTATTAGGCTGGTTTCTCATTACATCAGTTAATGAAATGAAATCAGATATCAAGAAGCTCCTTGCACAAGCTAGTGCTGATCAGGTACAAATTGAGAATTTACAGAAGCAAGTGGATGCACTAAACCATAAAACATTTGGTATGCGTAACCCTATGCCTCCTAATGAAATACCTAATTATGTACATTCTGACCTTGCTTTTTTACATCAAGAGGAGGACAAAAATAAGTATAAAA